ATTAGTCCAGAGCATCGCCGATGTTGGTAAATAGGCCACTTCAAAAACATTTGAAATGGAGCATCATAAAATCTCATTGGTGTTTACCAATCGCACTTTTGAGAAGTCGGAATTGTTTGTGTGAAAAGCTTAGAAGCCAGCTGGATTCGTGGGATTCCCAAGTCCTAAGAAAGGGGGGGAACAGATACCACGAAGATTTCGCTGGATTGAGAATCTAACACGCGCATCACTTAAGTATGATTGCACGGTTATTGGTAGAAATTTTTAGTTTGCACAGGAATCTAATTATTTATTATCCTGTTGGCAACTCATGTTGTATTGAGCTACGCTTGAAATCGAGTCTTTCAAGGGCTTATCATGGTCCTAAATATATTACTTCCCACGCGACGGAACCTGTAGTCCCTCCGGTGAGTAAAGCTGTTTGCATATTTATATAAGAAGAAGTACCATATATTTGATAATCATTAGAGCACATAAAGGTCACCTGGCCAGATGCTGTGTTTGACGTGTACGTGCCTGATAGTAAAGGATCATAAGCAGTATTTATTTGACAATTAAACACAGTATTAAAAGTAGTTTGGAATGTTGAAGCTTGATTAAGGCCGTCTGTATATGTTGTGACACGATATGTACCTGAAATTAAATTGGGAGGGAAATTTATTCGTGGCGCTGCGGCAGTTCCGCTAAGAGTGCACCCAATTGAGCGCACAGCTCCACTAACGCTTGCTATCGCCACTGAAGATGACGTAGAGCATGTTGATGAGTACCAGTAATCCATCACGCTGCCAGAGGCTGCAATGACGGGTTTACAAAGTATAATATCATAACTTACCCAAAGACCCCCAATATTGGCCGCGGCTTGCATCCCTTGAGAAGCAATTTGAAAAACTCCTAAATCATACAATCTAGGGTCGCGACCTGTTCCTACAGCAGCTGTTCTGACGTATTGCCATTTAGTTGGGCGAGTTCCAGGATGACACTCAACTGCATGAAGTAAATTATCTGCAGGTTTGCCATAGTTAGAAAACTCCGTTGCTAACATTTGCTGTGGATTAATATATACAGTATCAGATGCATTATAATCGGTAGCCATTATAATTTTGCCTAGTGCTGTGTTTGTACTGTTTAAAGCATCAGCACTAGTAGAAACAAAACTTAAAAGTAACCCTGCAAAATAGTATTCTTGATAATTTGCAGCAATGGATGCTAACCATGGAAATGTTTGAGACAATCCAGGGTTTAAATCATAAGAAGCTAGGGTAAAAGCTGTTGTGCCGCTGATATCTCCTAAATACTCCTTATGTCGAATACGAATGCAATTTTCGCCGAAAGCAGGGACTGGTGAGCCTGACATTGTTAATGTATTGGCTGAAATTTTGTAATCACCATATCCCGTTACTTTCTTAAAAGCCCAGCCGAGTCCGGAACCTAAGGTTCCGCCGACTGACCCGCCGATACCGGGCATTACATAGTTTCCTAGACCTTGCCCCAAAGCCTGTCCTATTGATTGTGCAACTCCGCCCCTGTTCCCAGAGCTCTTGCTCTTTCGGGGTGCGCTCTTGCGCGGTTGCTTTCTCCTTGGAGGACGAGACCGTGGTGGTAATTTCTTGCGATTGAGAGGTTTCGGCATTGGCGAAATTATATATAAGTGGTGGTTTATATTCTATATATGATAAAGTTGGTTTTATAAAATTTAAAAACTGAGTGTGAGACATTTTAAAACTCGAAAAACCTGGGCAGCCAAATCTACCCAGCACACACTTGCCCCATTAAATTACTGAGGGGCATCTCTGACTGGTCCATCCCGTCGCCAGTTCTTTGAGAAAGATCTACCCACGCTATTCTTGTGAGTAACAGCGTGTCTTAAATTGGACTTCGGGTGAGCATTACCTGAGTCTCTAAGTGCTACAGCTTGCTCGTAGCTTGGTAATTTGAAACCAAAAGGTTGACCTTTTGGACCATGATGTATCATGGCTTGATGGGCTACATGTTCAAATGGTTCTCCCTTCTTTTCTCGCTCATCAGGGATTTGAAAAGTAACTTTACGGTCATCGCGGACCTTAGGACGATCTTTATAACGTTGGTATTTTATTTCACTTTGTGTTTTCATCTTTTCCCATTCAGGGCTCTTAAAAGCATCGGCCCTTGTGGCGTCCCAAGATTTTTCTACCCATGTTCCTTCACGTTGTTTCTTTTCTTTAAAAGCTTGAAACTTTCTTTGTTTTTCATCTAGAGTTAACGTGGGCACATTCGAGTGCACAGGTGGTTCAGGATGTCTTCTTTGTTCTACAGACCATGTCATTCCACAAGGAGCTAAATCTCCATTAACAATAACTGGAATGTCTGATTTGGCAGAAGGGGGCTCTTGGAACAAAGGAGGAGTCATCAATTTTTCATAGGTATTAGCTTGACTGAGCCAGGTCTTAAATTTGTTATAATCAAACGCTGGCATAGCATGAGATAAATACTCAAGCATCCAGTCACCTGGTTCATTAGGATACTGTTCGTCGGGGCCAAAATGGGATAACCAGGCACGCATACGAAAAGTCTGTTCGTTTTCTTTTATTTCATCTTTGTGATTCATCATCACAGCGGAACAAAATTCTCCCAAAATTGGGGTATTTTTATCTGTTAAAATATAGCCTCGCACTTTCTCTAACAACTTTGTTAAATGTGTAACGGTGCGTCCTAGATTAACGCTCAAATGAAATTTTGGTAAGGCTCGTGGCAAATCAGCACAAGTGCTGAGCTCTCCGTCCCATACCATAGGGGAATAAACGCGTGCCAAGAATTTTATACCAAATTGGCCGCGGTGGACAACATCAACAGTTAACTGTTGACCAATACATGAAGCTGCCCGTTCGTAAACCTCTGCGGGCACATCTGCTGTCAAACCA